ACAAAAGCAAACTCATCTAAATAAAGTAAGTTGATAGATAAACCACGAATTGACTGGCCAGACGTAGCAGCAGCGATAATACGACTATTGTTGCTAAAATCAATGTTAGATTTATTGAGAGCTTTAACGCCCGGCTGGAGAAAGAAAGGAATGTTCTCAAGCATGATCGTGATTCTCGCCAACATTTCTCTAGCAGTGGCTCCTTTGTTCGCAAGTATTGCAATTGATTTTTCTGGTTGAAACAATGCAAACCAAAGCAGATATCCGCATGCCGATATCGATTTACCTGATTGTCTACACGCCAATACGACATTAAATCTATTCTCCTCAAACTGTTCAAACATTTTCTTTTGATATGGATAAAGTTTAAATTTAACTAATCCTTTATCAAGAGATATAATTTTTGCATACTTTTCAATAAAGTATATCGGGCTCTTCATGCATTTAGCATATTCTTTTATTTCGGTTTCCGTCCAGTTTTGAACGATACCGTCTTTCTTTATATTGGGATTACCTAGATAGTTTTCATTTTGATTTTGGTGTAACATTGACTAGGTCCGTTTCATTTTTAAGTAGTTTTTGTAACTCAGAAGTTGACCCAACGAAGAGATTATTTGTGGTATTTGCAATATTTTTAATCTCTTCCTTTCTATCTAAATCTTTTTTCTTCTTATTTAAATCCATCAATCTATCATTTACATCTGAAATATTTTTTATCATGCCTGATAATACTTCAAATGCGCGTGGATGTTCGCTTTCTCTAGCGACTTCAATCATTAACTCTAAACTCTGCTTGCCTTTTTCCACGAGTTCATAATATGTGTCTCTTGAGTATTTGTAATCATTGTCAACATTCTTTTCTTCAGGAGGAAAGAACTGTTTCATTTCATCTTTATTACTCATCTAATGTAACAAACTCTCGATTTTTAATATGTTGCTCTTGTATATCTTCTTTAGACTGGCCTAAGTACATAACTGCATGATGTTTATCGATCATATAGTTATTTATAGACTGATCGGCGTAGTTAGTTGTTCTCCATAACTCACCCAGTATTCTACCAAACTTACCAGTTTTATCTTTATGTGTTTTTAATATTATACCACCATCATCATCTAACATTCCAGTTAAAAATTTCTTTGCAGCTAGTCCATATTTTTTTTCTTCTAAGTCACGAGTTCTTGACTCAGGAGTATCGATACCAAATAATCTTACTCGTTCTTTATGAAGCCAAACGCCAAAACCTAAATCAATATCCACATCGACTGTATCACCATCAATTATTTTTACTACTTTACATCTATATTCATACATTATGCACTATCCACTATTGTTGTTGTGAAACCAAAATCACTATCAGCCAATCCGATTACGCTTGTAGGATTAGGTGCCACTGTTATTGTTTGAAGTCCAACGTCAGAATCGTTTAAGCCTGCCTGCATATTGAATACACTTGCAACGCTACTACGAATGACATTGGTATCAGCGATTGGACCGTGATAACTTATCTTCATCTCAAAGTCCATGCTGTATATTATTGTACGCCTTTGTTCCATTGCACCTTCAAAGTCATCACTGAATGAAACACCTTGTATTATTATAGGTATGTCTTCAAGTAAAGTTGGATACTCGCTAGAAAATGGTTTTATGGTTATCGAGTACTGAGGATTAAATGTAGGCAATATTTGTTCGACTATCTGTAATGCGTCATCTTGTGATTTAGCATATGCGTTTAATTGAAAGTTTATTGAGTATGGAACTGGCGTAAAAAACTTTTGCCTTTTATTTACGTTAGCGTCCGATGCCGTAGTGTTAAACGTTGTTGTTTTTGCCAACTGTCGTGTAGCATCATAAGCTATTGATGTAATTTCAAATGACATTCTAGGTAGTTTTATCGCAACCTTTGTGTCATCATTTAAATCTGGATTTTCTCTTATTCTTTCTAAAAATTTTTGTTTTGGTGCATATGATAGTGGAACTTTAACTTGACTTATTGCCGCGCCAGATGAATTCTTACGAATAACATATATATTATTGAACAGTCTGCCAAACAGTGCAACTGCTTTCTTTGTTTTTTCGTGATAAAAGTGTCCACCAAACATTAGTTATTACTCGCATCGCCAAATGGATTAGTTTCTGTAAAGTCTATAAAATCAGTACCGGATGTAAAGTCTGTGTTTTGTTCATTTTGTGATAATTGATTATCTTCAACTACTAAATTAATTACACCACCAGCACCCGTCTTCAATCCTACAATTCTCTTACCTACTGTAAATGCATGGTACTTACCATCGTCTGCACCTGCATGTATTAAGTGTATCTTATCATCTGAGTCTGAATATTTGGCAACTTCAGCTCTCATTAATGTATCACCACTTGGACTTGTAATAGTTTCACCAATTTCGAATGTTGTTGGTGCAGGCGAAGAAAATGTAATTGTGGGGCTATTCGTATATCCTGTACCCGGGTTAGTAATGGTAAGGCTATTAATTTCACCACTATTACTATCAATCGTTGAAGCAATAACAGCACCAACCCCAGTTGAATCTGAAATTAATACTTGTGGTGCAACAAAATAGTTATTACCACTGTCTACTATTGTTACAGTTGAAAGTTGTCCACCTACAACCGTTACACTCGCTTCTGCACTATCACGTGTATTTGTAAGTGAAAGAATATATTTGTACGCGTATTTTCTTTCTATCTCATCAATGGTATCGATACCAGTATCTAAATCTTCTCCAGTGTATTCGAATAATTGACATCTTAATTTATAGACTGGTAAATTACTCAATTGATAAAATGGCATCTCGTGTTCTACATGAGATATTTGAAATAATGATTTTGAAAGTGGTAAGTATATCAAATCGCCTTCAGATGGTCTTACACTTGTTATTTCATTATCATATCTTTGTACAGTTTGTTCCCATCTTTTTCTTGCAACAACAAATGTTGCTTCATCTCTGATTTCTACACCAAATCTTGTGAATAAATCTCCTTCACCTTCAAACCCTTCGGTGTTTTCAATATACATTTCAATAACATGTGATGAATTGAAGCTTGACTCTGGATCATCGCCGAGAATTCTATCTTCATTTACGAGATCACGAGGCAAGTAGTACACGTCTTGCCCATACATTTTAAGAGATTCTATTACAATATCTTCGTATAGGTTTTGTTCTGACTTTACCTTTTGACTAAAATATAAATTAGTTGCCATGTCATCCTACAAAAAAGTCTGGTGGAAGTTCTTGCTCTAATCTTAAGTTCTCTCTTAATCTTTCTATTTCACCTGTTGCATCATCATATATTTGTCTTCCATTTAAAACGACTCCTCCTGGCAACTGCATTCCATCAAACTTTATTAAATTTGTACCCCACTGTTGTTTTATCAATGCAGTTGTATATTCTTTAACGAACATATCATTAAACACTGAAGTGTGTGTTGTTGGATCAACTATAGTATAAACTTCGGCAACGATGTAATCACCGGCTTTAATATCTTGATCAACAAAGTCTCCAAAAATATACAGTCTGTTTTGTCTTCTAGCAAACTGAACTTGTGGATGTCCATTAAGTTTCATATCTAATAAAGATAGGTATTGCTGCATTTGCTCGTAATAAGCTAAGTCGCCCGCAAAGTTCATTAGATCGGCGATATCATTCAACATCATTTGGTATTTTATATCAAAAAAGTTTCTACTCGTATTAAATGAACTAGTGAGTGGAAACATCTTTGACACAAAGATAATATCAGACGATATTGGAATATATTCGTTTGATACATCCGTGGCAGTTACCAAATGTTTTAAATACGTTCTTACAGTAGCATCAGAATGAAACTCTTGATAATATTGCAACGCCTCATCGACGCGATCTTCTACTTGATCTTCATCAACATTAACTTCAATTACTGGTTCGCCTAGTCTGCGTTTGCAGTAATCTATTAGAGTTGCTCTTGAATTAGGAGTTGCCATCTTTAATCCTTTGTTTTTATCTATTTATAAGATTAAACGTATGGACTTGTTCCTAATACATCACTATCCCATGCATCTTTTAAAGCTTGTATTGTAGTCGCATTAGTTATCGCCGCTGCAGCAGGTGCGTCTCTTAGTGCAACTTTCTTTGCAACACTTGCAACTTTAGCGTCTGAATCATTAGATTCTAAAGCTTTCATATACACTACGTCTTCAGCTTCGAGTAATGGTCCTCGTACTTCTCTTATCTTATCTTTAAATATTACTTTTGCTTCCGTTATATCTTCAGTAATAGCTGATTGCGAGCTATCAAAGACCCATGCGTTTCTGAAATGCCTATCAGAAGGCTTGGTGGATGGAACGGCAGCAATCACTCCATCTTTATCTTGAATCATTATAGTCATCTTTCTCTCCTTATGCTACTTCTTGATTAATCTTCCAAGCATTTCGCCACGTTCTATGACTTGGTAGATTTTGTTTTT